TAAACTCAGCTCCTTACCTAAAAAGGATGTCGATATGTATCTAAGAGAGCACATCATTCGCTTTATTAACAATCTTAAATAATATGAACCAGAAACAACAGATTGCCAGCTTTATTAAGCACGTAGTTGATAATGACTACTCCGCTGCTAATTCATCCTTACAAGCAGTAATAAATGAAAAGCTTAAACAACGCATTAAAAAAGCGGATTCAGCTTTAGCAAATAAACCAACCAAAAAATCCTGATTATAGGACATAATTTACTAAATATTTAATACGATATGAGCCAAGACATTCAAACAATTCTAAAAGAAGCAACCAAAGATCTTCTTACTGACGAAACTCTAAAAGCGATTTCTGAAGCTGTCGAAAAGAAGGCTGAAGAAAAGGTTGCACTCGCTGTTGAAGCAGCTCTCGTTCAACAAGACGAAGACTATTCTACTAAACTTGAAAAAGTTCTAGAAGCTATTGATGCAGACCACACTGCTAAACTTGAAAAAATTGTAGGCCGTATCGACGAACTACATGCAAAGCAATTTGCAGAAGCTATTCAGAAGCTCGATGAAGATCGTACTGCTAAACTAGCACATGTAGTAAAACTATATGAATCACAGTTAAAGAATGGTGCAGATCACTTTAAGAAGACTGTTGTTGAAAACGTTTCTTCTTATCTCGAACTTTATCTAGATAAAGCAATTCCAGCTCAACAAATTCAAGAAGCTACTTTAAACACTCGTAATACTAAGATCATTGATGAGATCAAACGCTTAGTAAGTCTTGATGAAACATTCATCAATGAAAGCGTAAAAGAAGCTTTATTAGATGGTAAAAAGCAAATTGATGAAGCTGTTGCAAAAGCAGCTGAAGCTCAAAAAGGTGCTCAACTATTAAGCGAAAAAGTACAAAAGCTTGAAGCAAATCTTCTTTTAGAAAGAAAATCTTCAACATTACCAGCTAACAAAAAGAGCTACGTACAACGCGTTCTTGCTGAAAAAGATGTAAAGTTTATCAATGAAAACTTCAATTACGTTTTAGAAATGTTTGATAAACGTGAAGAAGAAAACTTAGAAGTTCTTAAAGAATCCACAAAGCCAAAAACTCAAGGTGCTGACGTTCTAATCACTGAAGACAAGAAGCAAGTAACTAAGTCTTATAGCTCAGCTGGTACAGATGACTCCGGTGAACAGTTTGTTGCCGAATCATACGTATCACTTCTTAAGAAAAAGTTTGCTTAATAAATAAATCAGATTTTTTATCCAAAAGCCCGAGAAATCGGGCTTTTTTTTGTAAGTATATCTACACGTTGAAGTACTGTTAAGTACTTGAGGTATTGTCAGTTAAAAAATTATTTAGATATGAAACAAATTAAACCTTCACAATCATACATCGATCGTGATCGCGCTGGCCAACTTTTAAAGAAGTGGGCTCCATTGCTCGACCACTCCGATGACAACACTCCAGCAATTGTAAACGAACACACACGTTTAAATACAGCTATTCTTCTTGAGAATCAAGAAAAGTGGTGCTTTGAGTCCGCTAACGTCGCAGGTAATGCTGGCGTATTCGGTACCCTTCAAGGCGCTCCTGGTCAAGGCGGAAATCAATCAAGTGACTTCTATGCACAAGGTGATGCTCGTCTACCAAAGATCTTGATCCCAATGATTCGCCGTACTTTCCCAGAATTGATCACAAACGAAATCGTTGGTGTTCAACCTATGAGCGGTCCTGTTGGTCTTGCATTTGCTCTCCGTTACCGTTACGATGCTGATCCACTCGGTAATACACAAGTTGATAACGGCGGTGGCTATAGCCAAACTGCTCAAGGTCAACAAGGCTGGACAGCTTACTCAAACAATGCTCCTGGTAATGAAGTAGGTTGGAACTACCTGAACACAATGTTCACAGGTACATCTTCAACATACCTCACTGGTAACTCAGACTTCAACGTAATTAAGAGTGATTCCGGTATTGCTCAGATCCTCAGCAACTTTGAATTAACAAGCAACATTCCTCAGATGGTCGTTTCGTTCGAAAAGACCGCTGTTGAAGCTGGTACACGTCGTCTAGCTGCTCGTTGGTCAGTTGAACTTGAGCAAGATCTCAAGAACATGAACGGTATCGATATCGACAATGAATTAACGAACGCTATGTCGTACGAAATTCAAGCTGAAATCGACCGTGAAATGGTAATCCGTATGTGTCAAGTTGCTCTTAACGCTGGTGCAGGTCAGGGTTATTCATTCTGGAACGCAGCTTCAGCTGACGGCCGTTGGTTAGGTGAACGTAACCGTGACTTCTATGCACGTGTTATCGTTGAAGCTAACCGCGTTGCTATCCGCAACCGTCGTGGTGCTGCTAACTTCATCATCGCAACACCTCGTGTTTGCGCAATGTTAGAAATGCTACCTGAATTCCAATGGTTCTCAGTTAACGGTAACGTTAACACCCAACCAGTTGGTATTGCTAAAGTTGGTACAGTTGGCGGTCGCTTCACAGTTTACCGTGATACTCGTACAGAAGCTCAATACCAAGTAGGTCAACGTTCTTCACTACTCGAGTACGCTCTATTAGGCTACAAGGGTGCTGAATACTATGACACAGGTATCGTTTACTGCCCATACATTCCTGTATTGGTACAACGTACAGTTGGTCCTAACGACTTCAGCCCACGTGTTGGTTTAATGACCCGTTATGGTGTTATCGACCACATTTTCGGTGCTGCGTTATACTACCACCTCATCATCGTTTCCGGCCTCGGTTCCGCATTCGTTCCTGGAACTGCTGCAACAATGCTATAATAAGCATTGTAACGGTAAAACGTTTAAAACTAAGAACCCGTCGAGAAATCGACGGGTTTCTTTTTGGTTGCAGACCTGTATTAACTTTGTTTCAGGAGTAAATAATAACAGATGAGTAAGGTGTCTTGTATATACAAAATAATCTCTCCAGATAATTATTATTACATTGGTTCTACTAAAGATTTCTCTGAACGATTTAACATGCATTTGAGAAATCTCAAAAACGGTACACATCACAACAAATACATGCAAAACTGCTATAATAAGTACCCTGTAGGGTGGCAATGTATTATGTTAGAAGAAGTTAAGGATATTAAGAGTTTAACAGAAATTGAACAAAAATATATTAACGAACATTATAAACAGCCAGGGTGTATGAATTTAAGCAGCATAGCAGGAAAACCTCTTGCTTATAAAGGCATGAAAAAAAGACCTATGTCTGAACATACTAAAGAAAAAATAAGTTTATGGAGAAAAGGTAAACCTATGAGCCAATCCGCTAAAGCAAAACTTAGCATGTTACATAAAGGTAAAACATGGGAAGAAAAATACGGCGTAGAAGGCGCAAAGCAGAGACGTGAAAACTGGAAGCTTCGTAGTTTACAATCTAAATTAATTTCATGAGCAAAAAAAAGCGATTACAAAAACAGAAGTTAGCTCAAAACAGTCAAAATAACGCACCTGCTACTAAAGACAAAAGTCTTTTAGTACATCAGGCTGATAAACTGGAAAGACCGGTGATGATACGACAAAGGCCGGATTTGACAAACAGGCAAAAAGAGTTTCTTAAAATAGCTTTAGATAATCATACAAAGGTAGTTTTTATTACAGGGCCATCTGGTAGTAGTAAGAGCTTTCTAGCAACATTAGTTGCTCTGGAATTATTAAACTTAAAAAAGGTTTCTGACCTAATATATATTCGTAGTATAGTTGAAAGTTCAGATAATAAAATGGGATATCTCCCGGGAGATGCAGCTGAAAAGTTATCTCCTTATCTTGAACCGTTAATGGAAAAGCTTGACGAATTGTTAGTAAAAGCTGATATTAGTATGCTTATGAAAGAAGGACGTATTGAAGGTAAACCTACAGGCTATCTTCGTGGTCTTTCATGGAATGCTAAAGCTATTATTATGGACGAAGCTCAAAATAGTACCTTTAGAGAGCTTACAACGTTATTAACTCGTGTGGGTCAATTTAGTAAATTGTTTATATGCGGCGATCCAATGCAATCCGATATTAACGGTAAATCAGGATTTGAAAAAATGTGTAACGTTTTTAACGATAATGAAAGCCGTGAAAAAGGTATCCACGTTTTTACATTAACAGAAGCAGATATTGTACGTAGTGAAATTGTACGATATATAGTAAAAAAGTTAGAATTATATAATAAGAAGAACTAACTTTTATAACTCAGTCAAGTACACTGGCGAAAGAAAAATATTTTTTTCTTAGAGATAAAAATGTAAAAACATTTACAATACGTAAATAATATTCCCTGTAACTAAAACTATGATATTCGACGAACAGATCTCTCGCAAACCTAATCACTATCCTTGGACAGAGGAATTTATCGAATCCATGCATAATGGTTTTTGGACTCATAAAGAGTTTAGTTTTAAGTCAGATGTACAGCAGTTTAAAGTTAAGCTAAATGATCAAGAAAGAGAGATTATCATCCGTACTTTATCCGCTATTGGTCAGATTGAAGTAGCGGTGAAAACGTTTTGGGCTAAGCTTGGTGAAAACCTACCGCACCCATCTTTACAGGATCTCGGCTACGTAATGGCTAATACAGAAGTAATTCATAACAATGCTTATGAAAGACTACTCACTGTACTTGGTCTTGAAGATATATTTGAAGAAAATCTTAAACTGGAATGGATACAAGGTCGTGTGAAGTATCTTAAAAAGTACACACATCGTTACTATAAAGACTCTAAGAAGCAAT